TCGATATAACTTGGGACCAACCGTCCATGGTTAGTCACCTAATTAGTCTTGTAACTTAGCAATAAGGTTAGTCACGCCAGCAGTTGCTTGAAGTGGACCCATTCCGAAAGTCATGTCGATAGCAGCTTTAACACCGTCAACTCCATAATCAATATTCGGTTGCTCACCATATTTAGCAGCTCTTTGGATAGCGATAGCTGACCCTGACTTCTCTACCATATAAGCTTGCTGAGTTCCGAAAGTTCCTTCGTTAGAAACAACTACATTTACTCCGTAAACTCTACCAATAACTCCATTAACTAGAGGATTATTAGTCTGACCATTATAGTCATATCTTGAAAATTCTGGAAGCTTAAGCATAACTTTTTCTTGATCTGGAGCGATTACAAGAACAGTGTTATTTAAGTCGCCCTCGTTAACAATGATAAATTCTCTCATGTCTAAGATAGCAGCAATTGTAATGTCAGCAGATACACCAGCGTTAACTGATAAACCAGCAGCAGCTTTCCACATAGCGATGATCTGCTTATTCATTTCTCTACCATGAGCAGTTGCAGCTCTTTCAGCAGACTTTACTTGAAAATCAGTGCTTGACTGCATTGCATCCGCAGCGTCAAAATTCCATTTACAGATCTTGTTTTGATTTAGTGCAATAGTGTCAACCGAATCAGTTAACGGAGCGTTATCAGAAGCAGTTGCACCGAATGCTCTATCTTGAACTGTAAAGCTTGAAAGCTTAGGGACTTTGACAGTGTCATAACCTTTAATAGCCATGCTTGATAGATCTTCACAGAATGGAGCTAATGCCATTGAGTCTAATAATTCTTTTTGAACGAATGAACTGATTAGCTCACCTTTTGTAGCAGTCAAGTTTTGAGCAGCCATGTTTTACCTTCCTTGATAAAATGTTGTTTATAAATTTCTTAATTGAGAAACGATGTCACTCTTGGACATTTCTCTCAATGTTTTAACTTCTTGTTTCTTGAATCCCGCCATTGTTACTGGGTTGTGATTTATATTACTACCAGTAAAAAGATTAGGCTTAAGCTCTTTTAATTCGTTAACAACTCTTGTTAAGTCATCTCCATTCGCATTAAGTCTCTCGTCTACTTGAATCGATGCCATACGCTCTTTAGACATATACATCATTAACGATTCAGTGTCCGAGCATCCAAGCTCTTTTGCCTTTAAAACACACTGAGCCTCAAACTTATCAAATGCAACCTTATCGGTTGTAGTCTTATAGTTAGCATCTTTGTCAGCAAGTTCCTTTCTAAGCGCAAGGATAACCTCGTCTTGTTTTCCATTCGCTTGCAGCTTCTCTTGCTTTCTTAATTCGTCCGCTGCTCTAAGTTCATGAAGCTCTGTTTGAATAGCTTTCTTTTCCCCTAGTAGCTTACGATGTGAATCATAGCTAACTGAATTTGTTTTTGGTTCTACAATTGCCGCTGGCTCTTGTTGTTGCTCCACGGGAGCGGTGTTTTCTTCTGACATTTTAATTCTCCTATATTAATAAACGCTCTGTCAATATGCGTTAGTTCTTCCTTCTTAGAAATTGTCTAAATTGGTTGGCTATTCTTTTCTTTGCACTCGAAGATACTCCAAGCACTTTGTTGAATCCCTGTTTGAGTAGGTGCCCATAGATTTCACTATTCTCGATTGTCTCTCCATTTTTGTATGGCTTATGATCACCATCAAACGACAATTCAATTTTATTTCCCTTAACTATTGATATAAGAGATCTAAGTAATCTCCCTGTAAATACCATATTAGACTTATTTGATCCCGATGCTTTACTGTGTGGTGTTACCCCTGACTTTGTAAGCTGCATCTTTCTATTAAGCCATTTCGTCGTGATTGAAGCGTTCTTAACATCTTTACCTTCAAAGGTTTTATATCTTAGAGTGTCCTCAATTATCTCATTACGGATAATCTTAGCAACCTTTTGCATCTGCTTATTGTCTAACTTAAAAGCTTTTATCTTGCGCTTAATATTTCTTTCAATAGCACTGGTATCACCTTTTTTTGCCACTAGAAATCCCCTAGGTCTATATCTATTCCACTTGCACCGAACAGGTCTGCAAAGGTTGCCTCCGCTGTTTTTGCTTCAACAGCTCTAGAGGTTGCGAGATCCAATACACTTCGCTTAGGTCTAACCGCTTTTGTTTTGGCTCTTTCAATATCGCTTGAGAATAAAGACTTGATATGCTCCATGTCCTTATCCCCCATTCCAAACCAAGCACGCTGAGGTAGTTTATCACCAACTTGATGATTATAACTTTTGCCGTGATTGTTAGTAACCTCAAGAGTGATATTGCTACCACTAGATTTAAAGTCTATATCCTCTAGCATACGCCCTGTAAGTGTCATGTCCCGATCACTTGCACTCTTGTTGAAATCTTTAAATGTATCTGACTTTATATATTCCTTAGAATATTTTTCAAACTTATTCCCAAAGATGTCTTTATTGTCATCCTCGCACCTGTCTCTTATTCGATCCAACATAGCTTGCCCGATCTCTTCAATGAGTCGGGGAGAGTCTGATAGATCAACACCAAAGGTTTCCTCGATGTTAAAAGACTGCGACAGCTCCTTTTCAGAAGCCTTCATGTTGCTTGGTAGTTCACTCGACATCTATTGCAGGCTCTATTTCTTTCATAGCTTCTTGAGCCTCAACCAAAGAAACATCTCTATATTCAGCATAAGCCTCGGTAGGTGTTTTAAGGTTAAGCTCTAACTCCCTTTCGAGTTTATCAAGCTTTTCAAGATCGGTTGTAATCGCTGTAGGCATTTTATATTCTAGAGAAACTTCTGACTCTAAAGAAATAGCACTGCCTACATGATACTTCTTATCAAGTATTTCACTACCCGATAAAACATTAAGCCACGCCACTATAACTTTATAAATAGAAGTCTCGGCATGTCTATAAATATCCATAGCGTCTTTGCTTGCTTCAAACTTTTCTATCTGCGCTAAGAATCTATCTGTTCCCGATGTAAACTTATCTGCATTACTTGCGCTGCCTGATATAGATGCAGGCGATAGCCCTTGAGATGACAAGTACTGTGAAAGTAGGCTTTCTGAGTATTCTCTTGCACCTGTGATATCTGCATTAGGTGAAGCATAGCCGAACTCGGTCTTATCTCCTCCCTCTACATTAGGATCAATGATTAGTTTAAGTATTCTTGTCGGGCCCACGGATACAGATTGAGGCATTAAATCGGAGGTCGTCTTTAAAAATGCTTGAGCGAAAGAACTTAAATTTACAACTTGGCCTAACATCGATTGAGAGCAGTTGTACATTACAGTAAACTCTGAATCCTCGTTAGTGCCTTCGATCCAATAAGTAAAATCTTTAAGCCCTGCTATTTCGATTACAGGTGAGATCCCATATTCGATTAGTGGAGAGATAAAATCTTCTGTTAGTATTTCGCCTTTTCCATTCATTACAAAGTGAAAAGACTTTGACCATATAAAGTATTTCTCTTGCTCTAAGTCATAGTCGTTTGTATCGGCTATCTTTTGATTCATACCATCCGAGCTATCTTCTTTCTTGTTTGAAGTGCCCTTGTCGTAACTTGAGAAAATAAATATCTCCCCTGTCTCGGGATCAAGTTCACTCGGTACAACATTTAGTTGATGTGATTTAACAGGTCGTAAAGTCAGCCGCCCGTTCTTAGGTTCTATCAGGCAGTGAGTTTGTCCTTGTAATTCAAACAGCTCATTTGATTGCATCATTTGTGCATCCATGCGCATGTCTTTGTAGACTTGCTCAACTACTTCAGTCTGCTTGTCTGATAGATCGGTAAATGTTCTAACAGGCGCCTCTCTATATAGAGTTGCTTTTGCCTTAACCGACTTCTTTAATATATTGATTGAGGATACAATGGGAACCTCTGACACTAGACCTACAGAGAATTGCTCCTCTAGCTGTCTAATAACATACGGCTTAATGCTGCCTTTAAATATGTCATAATCCTCAAGAGAGCTTTCCATTCTATCTGAGTTTTCAGTTCCCTTAATTTCCTCTATTATTTTACTTCGATACTCTTGGCTTTCTAGTCTTTGCTCTTGGCTTAATTCCATCTTTTATATCCTTATATTCGATGTACGCTGCGTTGTATCCTTGTGGCGTAAAAGTATATTGCGTGTTTATGATTTCATAATCTTTGTTATTTAAGAATGCCTCGACCTTGTCTGTAAAGTCTACTGAGCTTTCACTTATTACTATTAGTTTGATCATGTCTTACCTTTCGTATGAGGAAATCTTATCCACTCGCCCACTGAATGGCAACAATCTCCAAGCAGCATAACCTAAGCAATCGGAGATGTGAGTTAGCATTGTATCAGTTTTTTGGTCTAACTTATTATCTTTCCATGAGACTTTATTTAAATCATTAATAAGTTTTTTGCAGCGTGGATGTATCTTTATTTTGCCGTCATTAAACAGCCTGTTAAGAT